GTTTCGGTCTCCCTGACCAGTCGGTACAATTTGCCAGTACCATCTATTTGTACGCTACTTACTATTGAGTTGATTGCTGAAAGGTACTTTAGGTGTCCTATGGCATTTTGCCGATTCTGACTATTACTGGAGCTGGTACCTTTGGCTTCCTGTTCTATGTGGATTCTAATTGTGTCCTCCGTATTATCCATCCTTCGGCCTTCGTGGGTGTATTGTGCATTACCGAATTCAATAAAAACCGCTGGTAAAGGATAAGCTTCCTCATCCTCTTCACGGTTATACTGATTATTGAACAATGCAACTGTCGCCACATTGTCCAGGTTTTTGCTATCCAGATAGGCGTTTGCATTTGCACTTCTTAGCTCTGTGTTCAGGGCTTCAAAAATTTGATATTCCATTTACCTATGGTTTAAACTCGTTTTAAAAACTTCAATTCTTTTTTGATCTGGGCTTCCAGGTTCTTTTCAATTCGTTTTTCCAGAAAGCGGCTTTTGCCCATAAAAGTCCTTGCTTCCTGACTTACCTTCAACGTCCTTTTGTGTGCTGAACGGGTATGTTCCTTTACCGTTACATTTTTACCTCGCTGCCTTCGTCGGTGTTTTCGTACCTTATGTTCTTTTACGCTTTGGTTTACTGTGCCTGTGAAACCTTCATTGAACCGCTGTGCATAGGGTACATCTGTGGCAATATATACATACCTTTGTGTTTTTGCCCTGACCCTTATGGATCGGCGCAACCGTCCGGTTTTGACCCCTACAGCCCTACGACGTTTATTTTTGTCCTGCCTTACCCGGCCTGGCCAGCGTTCATAGCTTTTATCTATAAAACCCTGCCTTTTGAAGGATTGCTTATAAAAATCAACCGCCAGCCCTCCTATCAAGATAGGGGACTGACGGTAAACTTTGACCAATGCCCTTTGCAATTTGATTTCCTCAATCATTAGCCGAGGCTTTGTTCAGTTTTACGAACAGCATTTAGTAAGATTTCCATCAGGGCATCTTCGATATTGGCAGCCGAATCCTGAATATTCTGGGTTACCAGGTTAATTCCACCTTCATTAAGCTTGTCAATGTTGACTGTAATGTTCCTAGTCTGTCCCGATCCGGAACCTATACCTACATTATTAGTTGGTGTAGTTGGTATTGGAGCCGTTGGAGTAAAGGAAGTAGTTGTATCGAGGACCCAACCTGTTGGATCAGGATCCGGTGCAGGGGTATTTAATTTTAGCTTTTCTCTCAACTCTTTAGTTTTATCAGCTGATTTTTCAAATCCCTTGTCAAATGAATCAAATAAATCAAAATTACTAAATGTAGACTTTAAACCATCCCAGGCATCGCCAATCGCATCAAAGTTCTTTGTTATTAATGCTGTGAATACTGAGGCTGCAAAATTTCCGATTTCACGTAACACTGGCATAAATTCCATAAATACATTTAATAGACCATCTACACTATGTCGAAAAAATCCCCATTCCTTATAAAGGATTATTGCGCCAGCAATAACAGCTGCAATCCAACCAACGATTGGAATGGAAAAGAAGGCAACCTTTACAGCGTTGAGTGCACCTGCCCATGAGAAGGTTGCCAACGATAACCCAGCCATCTTGATTGTTGCCATTACGGCATTGAACGATGCGATTGCAAAAGTTTGAACCATATTCGCCTTTAATAAAACAAAAGCAACCCCCAGGCCTTCTATACCCCATCTAAAATACTTAATATTCTCAGTAATTGTATTGAACCCGGTTTTTAGAAATTCTATCCCATTTGCCAAGGTTTCATTAAAAAACAGATGAACCTTCAGCTTTATAATATCCCATCTATCAATTATTGGTTTCAAAATTTCAGCGTATCGGTTTTGCTGATCAATTATCTTACCATGTAATTCTAGCATTTTCAGCTGTTGCAATTGGGCTCCCGTAAAGGATTCTTTAATCTTCTCCAAGCTGAGTTCGGTACCGCCTAGTTTTTCAAGGAACCTAAACCCGGCGTCCTCCCCTGCGCCACCAAACAGATTGGCCATAATAGTTTGTCGGGCTTGTGTACTTGCGCCTTTCATAGTTGCCACAACTTTACGAAGTCCATCAAAACTTGTCATGGTTCCGTTATCCAGTTGTTTAAGCATTTCTTTTCCGGATAAACCTATTCCTTTCAGCGCTTCATTTCCGGCAGGGGTCATTTCCTTCAAACGAAGTTTGAATTCTTTTATAGCATCCAAACCTTTGTCACCAAATACACCCTCCTTTTGCTGCATTATGGCCAAGGCGGTAAACTGATCCATACTTAATCCGGCTTCTTTCATTTGCACCGAATATTCCTTAAACTGGTCAATATCGATTAAACCATTGGTGGCAACCAGGGCGGTTTGCAATCCATTTATACTATCACCAACCTTTACACCCATCGATTCAAATTCCTTAGTCATGGTGTTTGCAGCCTGTGAAATTTGCTTTACATCGGTACCAAATACCTTGTTAAGTGCCATGATCTGGGCGGTAGAATCTGCGGTGGCCTGTCCGGTTGTACCCAGGATGTTTTGAACCAAGGTCTGGTTTTTCTTTAACTCCCGGGTACTATCATTTAAATAATTGCCCAAACTAAACAATGCCACACCAAACCCGGCGACGGCAGCGGTACCGAGGACATAGGGGTTTGTCATCAACTCGGTAAAACGCCCGAGCATGGGGAACTGGGTTTCAATTGCATCGAACAATGCTATATTTTTTAGCTTAAAAGCGTCCAGGTTGGGCAATAGCCCACGAAACCCCGCTTTAAAGGATTGGAAATACTCCATGCTTTGGAGCTTCATTTGTTTTTGTAACTCCCTGATCCCTCCTAGTCGTTCTCTTAGGGCTTTAAGGGGAGACTGGAACCGGTCTTGGATATCAAAACGGATTCCTATGCGGATTCCTCTCATCTTTGTAACTTTGATTTTGATTAAACGTTGTTAGTATATATGTTTGGTTTAAATCGGTTTCGGTCGATTCCTCGCATAAATAAAACCCAGTCTCAGGGCCTCATCAGCTTAAGGGAGGCTGGGTTTCTTTTTTATATCCTATCCACATAGTGCAAAACACCCCGTCGGCGGTCTGTAAGGTTGTTTTTCTCTACATCGTAAATTGTCACAAACCTTAGTTGGTCATTATCTGGCTCAACTACAACTACTACCGGGGTTTCGTTATAATACTTGATATAGCGGTAGGCAAAAGCTTTAGTCCGTTGTTTGCCCGAATGGTCATCGCTAAATATTTCGTCCGGCTGGGCTAATACGTCGAGTATACTTGGAGCCAGGTTAAAGCGTTTTACATGCTTTTTTGCTTCCTGGTCGAATACCACAGGTCGCTTGAGTACATCGGTAACTGAGAAAGATCCATCTGAACCTTTGTAATCCTTTTGCCACTTATCGAACAATTGATCCCATTCTGAACGATCCTTTAACCCAGGTTTAAGTGGGCTTAAAGTACCTTTTGAATAGATTTTATTCGGGTCTCGTAATCCGTAATCTTTAACTGCATCTAATCGGTTAAACTTCTTTTTATTGAAATAGCCGTGGTTCCTTTTGTATGCCATACCGTCAACCGATGGGTTCCCAAAGAATGGGGATTTTTTGCCTACGGCTTGTTTTGCCCGTTCAATAGCTTGCATTCTTGGGGTACCACGCCCGCCACGTTCTTGCCTAATATCACATCTGCAATTATGGTCTATCGGTGGCCAATACTTAGTCCAAAACCGATCATTGGCCGGTAATTTGACACCATCAAGCTTTTTATGGTCATCGCGGGTTCGTTCGTCGTTTACTGCATCCCAAACCAACATTTTAAAAACACCAGCCTGTTTTTGTACTTCTTGCCAACGCCTGGCCATTTGTCCGGAACTTACCACTGTATTATATTCAGTCTCCAGATAGTTGACATTATAAGTCTGGTTTAGCTTGTCTACCTGATCCATATATTCCTCAAAGGTTCGGATCTTGTCTTTATCTACTACCAGGTTGCTTAGCTCCTTTAATTGGACTAAACTTTTTGCATGGCTAAACGCAAATACATTCGCACGGATAAAGCTGATCGCTGCATAATCCGGTTTTTCATATTGGATC